CGTGACGACATCTAGGCCGCCGCGCAGGATGATGGGTTCAGGTATGACTTTCGGCGCGACGAACTGCGGACGCTGTCTATGCGAGAGGTGGCGCAAGGCCGATCTCCGGAAGCTGGTCCTGCTCGAGTTGGCGCATCAGGCGTCCGCCTTCGATGTTCCCGCGGTCCCAAACCTCCTGAGCCGCGTGGAAGGCCCCGTACTTCTGCATGGCCGTGTAGACGATCAGGTTGTCGAAGTCCTCGACATTCATGGAGCCGGTAAATTCCGCAAGGTCTCCATCAGCGGAGAAGATCAGCGCCGACTTCTGGTACTCCCCGCTGATCGTGTAGATGCCGTCGGGCTTCGGCCCGAGGACGAGGTTGTTCTGCGGGTCGATAGTGAAGTTGGTGACTGGGCCGTTGTTCTGCGTACCGAGGCGGTAGATCGAGCGGAAGTACGGCCACGGCAGGTAGTTCATGAATCCCTCGCCGCCAACGCCGCCCGATGTCAGGTAGCGCTTGACGTTGATCCTGCCGTCGTCGTCGAACGGCCACCAGCGTTTGAAGCGCGCGATGGGCACCGAAGAAACTGAATCCGTGCAATCGGTAGGCGCGTAGCTGTCATCGCCGGCCACCGTGTTCACGGTGAACTGCGAACGCATCCACTTCCACTGCGCGTGCTTGTTCTGGATCTCCGTATGCGCGTCCTTGACCCACTTGACCAGCCTCGCAGCCTCGCCCGTCTGCCCTGTGGTAGCAGACACGGCCGAGGCGTTACCCGAGACTCCGGCCTCGACTGCGAGGTCGTTCGTAAGCTGGAGAAAGGTGCGATGCGTCATGGTCTATACCGGGTGGTGAATCGGCTCCTTTGTGGTGTTCTCGTCGTAAATACGCTTGAAGACTCCGAGGAACGCCTCGCTGTCGTCAGGCTGGAAGAACTTCTTCTGCACATCGACGTTCCTGACCAACTCAGCCACCAATGCGCGATAGTTGTCGTCCTGCATTTTCAGCACCCCCTTGATGTACTCGGACTCCGTCTTGCAGACCAGCGACTCCGGCATTCCGGCTCGACGCAGGAGCGCCGTGTCCGACATGCTGTGAGGTTCAGTGCCGAGCAACGTAACCGAGGGCAACCCGAGGACCATGGAGTCGATCGTGGAGTTGGTGCCACCGAACGGAAACGAGAACAGGGCGAGGTCGCACTGCGCCATGCTCTCCATGTACTCGTGATACGGCTGCGCCTGCTGGACGGTGACGTTCGGAAGAAGGCGCGACATTTCGTTCAGGAAGCTGTACATTCCGACGCCGCTCACGGCAGAGAAAAAGTGGAACTCGATCTTCTTGTCGGCTCGCCGGCAGACTTCCTGCATGGCCTGAACGAACGGCCAAGACACCTTGACCTGCATCGCGCTGACAGCGATCCGCAGGACGTTACCGCGGCGTGGCGTATGCCTGGTTGAGATCGGCTGGAACTCAGTAGGCCGCACCGTGTTCGGCGGCAGCGGGATGATCTTCTCGGCGAACCTGTCTTCAACGAATGTATCGGCTTCGATGATGCCGTAGTCGATGACGGGCGAATGCGTGGTTGCCGGGTGCCCGTAGGACATGATCTGGATGGGCGCCAGTCGCAGGGACGCCATCGAGATGACCCAGACCGACATGCCCACAGACGGGTAGTAGATGATGTCAGGCGCGAGTTCTCGTATCTGGTCAGCGACCTTGGTAAGCACCATGTTGTCGGACTGGACCGAAATCCACTCATCGAACACAGCCTTTGCCTCGTCCTCGCAGCCCATGGGCGACATGCCGACGACGTGGAAGGACTTGCGTAGCTGCGCGATCGAGCGCGCGTAGGACCGGTACATGGCGTGGTAGCGATGCCACCACTCGAAGCAGATCAGGACCTTGGGTTTGTCTTTCTTCGGTCTTGGTCCCGCAGCCACCTCTTCGACCTGGATGGTGTTCCGCAGAATCTGGTGCAGGGTCTTCTTCAGCCGGTGCTTGTCCTTGCCGTGCCCGTAGGAGCAGTGCATGTAGGCTCCGGTCAGCGTGTTGAGAAGCGCTGGGGGCACCACGCAGTTCTCGAAGAACGGGTAGCAGGCGAGCAACTTCTCGCGTCTCAGATCGCCGTTCGGATTGAATACCTGACCGTGACCGACGAGCGACAACCAGAGACCGAGGTAAGCCTGCGGGTTGTCCTTGAAGACCGCGGCATAGTCGAAATTCAGGTTCGAATTGATCGACTGCAGCAGCAGGAACTTGTTGACGTGCGGTGTGTTCTCCGTCAGCAATCCGACCATGAAGTCGGAATTCGCGTAGATCGACGCCTGGAAGATGGTGTCGATGACGTTGCGCTCGTTGCAGAGCGCGTTGAACTGGTCGACCGTGAAGTCGACATCCGGTTTGAAGAAATAGGCGATGATCGCAGATGCCAGCCGCGTGTTGAGCGGCTGTGACATGGCGTGCTGCGCGCCGTAGCCTCCGCCCTCGCGGAGCGCCTGGAGGCACCCCATGAGGAGCGGCAGCGGGTCGGCGTCGCCTGTGTAGACTGCGCGCTCGAAAGCCTCGAGCGAGGCGTGGTTTGGAACTCCCATCTCAGGCTTCGGACAGGATGGACTTGAGCCAGTCGATTCCTTTCGGATTGGAGTCGGCGTTCACGGTGAACGGATACCGCAGCGCCGTGCTCTCCGGGTAGGTGTAGGTTTCGTCACCGCCGTCGAGCATGATTTTCTGGTTGCCGTAGGTTGTCATCTTGCAACGCGCCAGCACTTCTACGAACTTGCGCTTGACCGTTTGCCGCTTGCCGCGGATGAACCGCTGCGGAATGCCGTTGTTGTATACCTCGACGATCGGCTCGGCATTCTTGTCCGAGGTCGTGTGGACGGTGACTTCGACCATTTCGTTGGCGAATACCATGTCGTCGGCCCACTCCTGATTGACGACACGCTCTACGGGCTCGATGAGTTTCGGAGAGAGCGCTGTCTTTGCTGGTCCGGTGGCCTTCAGCGTTCTCACGCCGTCTTGGCCGACTACTTGTTCAGCTGCATCCAACTGTTTTCCTCTCAAGCGAGGCATTGTATTTCCTTATGTTCTGCTACATGGAGGGCCAGACACGATTTCCTTTTTCAAGGTTTGTTCGAGCTGGAATGACTTGCAAATTGTTCTCGACATGCAGACCGCAGACGCGCTTCGAGCGAAGCGGGACGATGTGGTCTACGTGCCACTTGATGCCGGTGGACTTGGTGCGACGCTGCGCGAGGTCGTAGGCTTCTTCTATGAAGAAATGGTTAGCCCACGCAGGAGTTGCGCGCAACCTGAAAAAGAAACGCCCCGGGATGGGGCGTCTGTTGAAATGGAGCCCAAGCCCGCTTGTGACGGGCTGGGCAACCGCCGGCCGGAAGCCAGCGGCGGGGTACTAGCTTTGTTGCGCTGCCGTGGGCATGCCGGACACGTCGAAGAACGTGGTCGTGATATTGGTCGCGTTCAGGTTGGTTGTGCCAGGAGTAAATGTCACCCCCGTGCCCACCTTCACTTTGATGAGACCGATCAGAACGTTGTTCGAAACGACATCGGGCAGCTTGACGACGTTTTTGTTGATGGCGTTGTTGGCGCCCGTCAGAGTGGCAGGATCGACGATGCTGCCTGCGGTGGTTGCGACCGAGTTCGTGTTGTTGACCCACACCCCATAGAACAGTTCGTTGCAGCCCGTGATCGTGGGATGCCCCGTACTGAATGGGATGTTCGTCGTGGGTGCCAGCGTTCCGAAAACGCCGTCGACTGTGAACTGAATGTTGTTCAGCGTCTCGAAGCGGTTGTAGTTCGCCTGGCCGTTGTTGTTGACCTGCCCTTGCCGCAAAGCCCCGCGGGAGAAAGCAATGTTCCCCCCGCGAGCATCTATGAGATTCTGATGCATGGGCTTCTCCCCCGACTAGAATCCCGTCGGAATGGTCGGCATGACCGAGGTGTCGAAGAACGTTGCCGTGACGTTGGTCGCGTTCAGGTTGGTTGTCTTCGGCGTGAATGTCGCGCCGACTCCGACCTTGACCTTGATGAGACCGATGAGCACGTTGTTCGCGACTCCCGAAGGCAGCGAGAGGACCTTGATGGCTGTCCCGCCGTTCCCCAGTTGCGCCGGATCGACGATGGGGCCCTGCGATGTCGCAATGACGTTGGTGTTGTTGACCCAGACGCCGTAGTACACCTCGTTGCAACCGGTGATGGTTGCGTGACCGGCGCTGAAAGCCTGGTTGTCGGTCGGCGCCAACGTTCCGAAGACCCCGTCCACCGTGAACTGCACGTTGTTCTGGGTCTGGATTTCGTTGTAGTGACCGATGATTTGCGCTTGGCGAAGCGCGGCGCGCGAGTACGCGATGTTGCCACCGCGGTCGTCGATGAGATTTTGGTGCATGGTTTTCTCCTACTGCTGGGTGTTCAGGTTGGCCCCGGTGAGGGAGCCGATGTTGACGTTGACCGTCGCGTTGGAACAGTTGGTCTTGATGTTGTTCAGCGCGGAACCCATGTTGTTCACATGGGTTGCCAGCGTCACCAGGTCGGTTTGGATCACGGCGAACAGCTTGCGAAGGTCCCCGTCCGTCATGGTCCCTAGATTCGCGCCGTTGATCCGTTTTGCGATGGATTCGCTCATGTCAGCCCCCTACTACGACAGGGCGGTGCGGGCAACTTCGCCGACAGCCATCCAGCCGTTGTTGGCGATCAGGACCGCCGACCAGAACTTCCCGGCGACGTAGCCACGCTGTCCCAGAACGTCCGACTTGTCCTTCTGCGTGTGAGGCAGGATGGAGATGTCGAAGCTCTTGGAGCCGCGAAGCGCGACGTCGAAGACGCCGTAGTCGCCGACCAGGATGATCGGGTAGACGTCCGCGTTGGTGTTGCCGGTCGCGAAAAGCGACGTTCCGGCAATCGCCGCGCCCGCGTCCGCGTAGGACGAGAGTTCTGGCGACAGGATGAACCTGAAGCGCTCGGCCGATCCGATTTCGTACTCGTTGATCGCCTGGCGCTGGCCGTACTTGGCCGTGGGTACGAAGCCCGGGAGGTCACGGATGTCGGAGTCGAGGTCCGTGTGGCCGAAGACGAGGAAACTCGCCTCGATCGCCGAGGTATCGTAGTTCGCGCTGGCCGATAGAATCCGGCTCTTGGGGCGCGCGTGATTGGCGAGCAGACCTTGAGCGATCTTGCGCAGGAAGTTGAGGCCGATGACGGCCGCAACCGTAACCCGCGTGGTGCCGCCCGAGTAGAAGACGTTGGTGCCCGCCTTCATGGACCCGTAGCGAACCATTTCGCGGACGAGCCCCATGCGTTGACCCAGTTGGGTCTTCATTTCTTCGGGGATGTCGTCCTCGTAGAGGTCCGCGGTCTTGTCGGTGTAGCTGTACACGGCCGCGTACTGCTGCAGCTGCACGTTGACGTCCTGCGGCACGAGGGTTTCCGCGGCCGGGGTGACGCCTTCCGTGACGATGTGGGCAGCCGCCGTTACGGTCCAGCGGTTGATGGTGTTGGCGTTGGTCGTGGCTGCGCCATACGGCAGCCAGCGCCGGTACGTGATGTTGTCGCCCGAATTCTTCGGGAACGGCTTCATTTCGCATCCGAGCGCGAGGACTTCAACCGGGATCGCGTGAGCGAGGGTTTCGCCCTTGATCTGGTTGATTCGTGCGGCTGTTAGGCCGAATGTCTGGATTGACATGATGACTCCTTGTTTCGCCTACTTCTTCGCGACTTTCTTGTAGCCTGCGTTGAAGGCGGCTTCGTCGTCTTGCGTTGGTTGTCCCGGCGGCGCGCCGGCGGACCTGGGCATGACTGCGCCCTCGAGCCGCTGTGCGTTCTTTTCGTCCCGCTTTTGCTTGTCCGAGATTGACTTGGTGTGTGCCTGGTAGCCGTCGAGTAGGGCAATGGCGTCCTTTGCTGAA